ACACCTAATTTCAAAAAGTAGTCTATAAGAGGGTATATATAAATAGTTTTGAAAATCTGGTGTAAAAGTGTAAAGGTGTATTTTAATTAAATATTAATTAAATTTTAATTAATTTATAATTAAATTTAATTTGTATATAATTCATTTTTTTTTTCTAATATTAATTATACAAATGAATCCAGATCAAGTCAAATACTCGACCTCCCCAAATGAAGCAACCCCAGCAGAAGCAGAAAATGTTATTTTCCGTGCTGAACTAAATGAATACAACCCAGACTCTAATAAATTCGTTAGAATTAATCTCCCAGTTCAGGACAAAGCATTCGTTGATTTCGGTGATACAACCGTATCCCTTAAATTAACCAATCGTTCTTTTGATTCCGCTGGTGACGCCGCAGATTCAGCAGTCAAAACCCAATTAACTAATTTAATCAAATCTGTTAGCATTCTTAACTCCCAAGGAGAACAGATTGAATATATTAATAATTATAACTTAATCACAAATATTGTTGAAGACTATACTATGGGAACTAACCATAAAGCAGGTGTAGCACATATTCTATCCGGTGGTGCTCCTAATGGTGACCCAGACGGTGCTACTGCGATTGCTGGAACAAGTGGAACAAGTGAAGCAGACGGTTCAAATAAAATACTTGTTGACGGTCTAATGACTGGTTTTACCAGCGGTCAGTATCTCCAACCATTAGGATTTTTAGTAGGTGGTTCAGGTTGTAGCATTGTTCTTGAATTAGAAGACCCAAATACCGCTTTAACTTGTATTGACGCTTCCAAAGCAGAAGTCACATTAAAATACAAGGTTAATGACGTTCAGTTAAGGGCAAAGGTAATTCGCTTTAACAGTGCTTTCAACGACGCTTTTGAGGCAAGTATGGCAGAGGCAGGTGAAGTTGGTATCAACTATATTTCCCAGTCCTATTTACATAACCAAGGTCAATTACCAAGTGGAACAACCAGTCTTGCTAATATTAATTTCTCTCCTAACCCTCGTAGTGCTATTTACATTCTTGCTTGCCTACGCAAAGAGTCAAAAGTAACTGACAAAGGTGCTTTCTCATTAGGTTGCCGTCAGTCTGCTACGATCCAGCAATATACCTTCGAGGTGAATGGACGTCAAATGCCGAGTCAACCAATTGATCTTGCTACTGATAATGTAGCACAGGGTTATGCCAATGTATTAGATTGCTTCGGACAGATTAATAATATGGCACATAACACCCTAATCACAAGTGGAACAGCAAGAACTCTTTTCTACTCTGCTACCGAGGATACTGATTGTAAATTCGTTGCTGGTATTACCCTTGAAGACTTTAATAGTTCTACTAACAATGTATATTCAGGTATGAATTTATCTAATGTTGGAACACTTGCTTTCCGTCCTAAATTAGACGGCACAGCACTATCCGCTAACTATCGTGTAGATTTCATTACTGCTTGTAATATATCTTTCCACTATACTATTGACGGTCGTTGTTATTCAGTCAAATAAATTTATTAATCAAAAATAAAATATAATTAATATATATATGGATAGATTATCTGTTGTAGAAAGAGGCAGACCAGCACAATTAGAATTAGGCGAGGCAGTTAAAATGGGACGATTAGGGGAACAGAAATACTACTCAACCCAACCAGTTAGCAATCCTGTTGTTAAAGGGGACGTAGTAGTAAAAAAGAATTATCCATATAAATATAGATATGGTCGTTAAATACACCTTTACACCATTTCACCATAATTACAAAAGTATTCTTTAAACACTTCCCATACAATACTTTTATAAATTAGGTGTAAAAGTGTAATAGTGTAAATGTATAAATAAATAATTTTTTTTTTATCTAATAAATATATGAAGAAGTATATATTAGAAAAGTCTAATAGAAAAGATAAAAAATTAATGGTGAAGAATGGCAAGACGATTCATTTTGGAGCAAAGGGATATACTGATTACACTATAAACAAAAATCCTAATAAAAAAAAAAATTATATAAAACGCCATAGTGTTCGTGAGGATTTTAATAATTTAAATTCAGCAGGAGCGTGGAGTAGATATATATTGTGGGAAAAAAAGACTATACCAGCAAGTGTAAAAGCAATGGAAAATAGATTCAATATAAATATTATTAATAAAATTAAAAAATAAATAAAATATATTATAATTAATATATGTCAGCATTAGTAGCAAGTATAGCACGAGGTGGGGCAATTAAAGGATTTTTTAAAAAAGGTATAAAGGAATTAGCACCAAAAGCAATAAAGGGATTAAAAACAATAGGTATAAGAAGTATTAGAGGTTTAAAATCAACATTAGGAAAAACTAAGGCATTACCAAAGGCAGTCACAGAAGCAGTAGCAGATAGCAGACATTTAGCACTATTAGACCCTAATTTAACAGCAGGGGGTCAATTTAATATGATAATGGAAAGTATAGCAGACAGTTTAGATATTGCTGGTATTAGGGCAAGAAATTATGACGCATTAGAACGAGTTGCTAAAAGATTAACAAGGGCATTAAATAATAATGCTTCACGAGAGGCATTAGTAAATATGTTGGATAACGCACGAGCAAATGAAACAGTAGGTCAAATGGCAAAACGCTATGCTAAAACAGGAGCAAAAAATGTTAAAAATCTATTAACTGGATTAGTTCAAGAAGGAGGTGAGAATTTAGTAGTAGATAATGTTAGTGATATTATGCTTAAAGCGACTGCTGGGGCAGTAGCAGGGGGTGCTGGTGGGGTTGCTGGTGTAAAATTAGCAAATAAAAATAAAAAAAAATAAATATAATATATAATTATATATGTCAGCATTTTTAAGTGGAATATTAAAATCAGTATTTAAAGGAAGTGGAGCAAAGGGTATTAAGAGTATTGCCCCTGCCGTTATTAGAGGAGTCAAGGCAACAGCACCAAAAACAATAAGAGGCGTTAAATCAGGAGCAAGTGCTTTGGCAAAAGCGAAATTTTTAGCACAACCATTAGGGAAAGTAGCAAAAGTAGCAACACCAGCAGTATCAAGGGCAGGATTATTTCCACCAAAGGCGGTAAGCACAGCAGGGAAACAAATAGTTAAATCTGCTGGTAGTAGAGCAAATTTTTTAAGTCAAACACTTGGGAAAACAGTTAAACCTGATTTATCTAAAATTGGTAGAGACCCATTAACTAAATTAGCAAAACAAGCAGGTGCTGGATTATTAGGTGGTAGTGCTTTGGCAACAACAATCGCACTGGCGAAGAAAAAACGAAGAAAAAATAAAAAATAATCTTATTATATACTAATAAAAATAACAAAAAACAGTTTTATGCTTAAATTCATTGGTTTTATGCCTAAAAAGGTCAAAAATCGGTAAGAATTAAGAATAAATACCGGTATTTATGACAAAATCGGTTAGTTTTCTTACCGATTATAGCATAAAACCAATGAATTTAGGCATAAAACCTTATTTTTTACTTAATTAGTGGTATTTTATACTTTTTTACTATATCCATATCTCTCTGACGAGCATATCCACCACTTAATACACTTGCTAACCGACCTTTACCCCAACTGAATGCTGTTTGATTAGGTCTTGATCCACTACTATAATAAGCACCCTTACCCTTCTTAACAACAAGTTCTAATCCCTTCTTTAATTCCTTCTCACGCTTGTCTGTTCGTGTTAATTTATCCGCAATTTTATCTACATTAAGGGGAACACCTAATTTATCCTTAATATTTTTAGTATATCCACTTGTTTTTGATTTAAATGAGGTTATTTTTTTTCGTTTAGTGAATTTTCCCTTTTTATAGTCTGCTACTGACTTATCTAATTGTTTTTTTTGAATCTTTTTATCCTTAGTAGTTAAAGATTTTGGAATATATCGCTTTGGATACTCCATAATATATATAGAATATTTTAATCTTCGTCAATAATTTCAATGCTATTAAAGTTTTTGAATATCCGCTTCTTGATAGGTAGAGATAGATTAACAAATAAGAAATTAAAAGGTTCGTCATATATATGTTTATATAATATATTTGCCTCCTTAATATCTAATGGTAAATATTCGTCAGCGAATACTGCTTTTTCTGCCTTAGTAGAATCAAAGAAAAACACTTGATTTGCTTGACTACGCAATGTCAAGGGGACACTTTTTATTTTTTGCGATACTAACATACACATTAGCGAAGAGTTCTTACCGAGTATATGACGACCATTCATACAGACTTTTCTAAATGTTGTTAAGGATTTTTTAGACCCATTTAACCAATTCACACAATCGTCACAGATTATTAATACATTATGCGACTCGTCTTCTTCTCCTAAACCTGATTCATTTTCTATTATATCCTCCATTATTTCCTCTAATGGCATACTATCACTTAATTGAATATATTTCTCCTCAGGTAAATTTAAATCAATAGTAGCACTGGGGGATATATAATAAATACTATGAAATACATTATTATATAGGCGTTCCTCTTTTGTCCCATTAAGCAATGTCTTAATTAAACTTGACTTGCCTGACGCTGGCAAACCGATAATCAGTGATAAATTTACATAGTTAAGATATGGTGCCAATCCCTCTGGTCGCCCTGCTGTATTTATTTTTGCTCCTGAAATTTTAATATTATTTTTAGTTTCTATTATTTTCATATATATATATATATTATTTTTTTTCTTCTTTTTCTTCATTCATTTTATTCATTATATCATTGAATATATTTTTCCTAATCTCTGCTGACCTAATAGTATCTATTCCACTGTTTTGATTAGTAATAGTTCCAAGTGGATTATGTTGAAATTCTACTTCTAATATTAGTGTATATGGTATATTATTAAAATCAATAACATTATCATTTGAATCAGTCATTTTAATTTCTATCTCCTTGATACTACGAGTTGCTAATTTATGGTGGAATGGATCAATAGCGTCAAAATACAATATACTAAATGGACTAAAATTAACTGGTAAAATTAATAATTCACCTGTTTCACCATTACTGGTTTTTATATTATCACCTACTAAATTACTACCTATCCTAATAGAATCTAAACCGTCCGCCATATCTACTACATTTTGACTATCTGCTTCTACTGATAAAGTGAATTCTATATCTAATTCTTTAAATCCTAATAATCTGCGACACGATACAGCACTATTAGTTCCAGACTGAAATAATAGTTCTGCCTTTAAAGCACTACTACCACTTAATAATAAGAATCTAACCTTACCTGTTGTTTTATCAAAACTAATAGAATATTTATAACTAAATGTAGAGGTTGATTCTAATAATGTTTTAATTTTACTAATTAGTTGAGTTATATTATAATTAGCGTCAGGTATAGTTATAGCATATATATTAGTAGTGCCGTCACTTTGGGTTTCTCTAATATCTAATTTATTATTCTTTTGAGAACTACTTAATAAATAAAAACTAAATGGTATAAATGCTTTTTTAAGAAATAATAATAATATCTCGTCTGATCTTGCGTTAATCTCGGCAGATAAATTAAATATTTTATGACCGTCTAAATTATTAAATATTTGTCCGTCATTAGAGTTTAATATAATTTCAACTGGAAATCTCTTAATATAATTATTATTATTATTATTATTCATATATATTATATATTATTTTATTTTTAATTAATTTCACCTTTACACCATTTCACCAGATTTTCAAAACTATTTCATATATACCCTCTTATAGATACTTTTTGAAATTAGGTGTAAAAGTGTAATGGTGTAATATCTATTCTCTTGGAATCATTTCAGCAGGTAATGGCATACCCTCTATATCCTCTGCTGGTAGTCCTGACGCAACCCTCATTATTTCTTCTTCTTCTGCTGGTAATTCAGGTCCAAATTCGAAACTTGCCTCTTCACCTGTTGCTCCTGTTAAAGAGTCCATACGCATATCCATTTCGTCTCCTTCTATGTCGGATTTTATCCTTTCTAATGATTCAGGTGATATAGGTTCTTGTTGTGGAAATTTCATTTCTGTTGCTGGTGCTGTTCTACCTGACATTTTTGACATTCTCATATCTCTTAAATTATTACCCATTTGTTGCCTATCTCTAATTTCTCTATCTCGTTGTCTTAATGCTTGTCTATTACTTAATCTTTCTAAACTATCTCTATTCATTCTTTCTCTAATATTTCTAATAACTTCTACATTTTGATTTTGTTGTCTTCCAATTTCGTCTATTACTGCTTGACTTGCCTGTTGTGCTAATCGCCCCCCCATAGTAGCACCAGCGTCCTCCATTCTATCTCTAACTATATCACGATTTCTACCTCCTCTATTTACTGAATTAACAAATCGTGTAGCACCCTCTAACATACCAAGACCGACCACTGCCATACCTGCCCTATTAACATAAGGATTAAGATTTTCCATTGTTTGTCTTGCTGTATCATACATACTTGACATTGTTGATTGTTGAGGTTCAGGTTCAGGTTCAGGTTCAGGTTCAGTAGGAGGTGCTGGTGGTGGGTCAGGTGAAGGTGCTGGTGGTGGATCAGGTGAAGGACTTGGTGGAGGAGGAGGTAAATTTTGTATTTCAGTTATAGAATCACCACTGCGTAATCTTGAACCAACCCAACTACGCAAATAATTTAATTTATTTTTAACTGACCTATATGTAGTATTTAATTCACTAATACTTGGTAAATATTCGCCTACTATATTAGCAAATTTCTTTGCTGATTTATAAGCAACTGCTACTTCAACAATACTTAATTCTCCATTATTATATTTTTCAATAACTTCATTTAAATCTTTTTTCATTTTATTATATGCTTTAATTGGTTCTTTAAATTCCATATCAAGTTCGTCCTTTATACTTTTTTTAACTTCTTGTTTAGCAGTTTCTAAACTTGCTTTTGCGTCCCTTGCCAATTGTGAAGGAATATTTTGATAAGGTGTTTTTAATAAATTATTACCTAATTTATCTATTTTACTTCTTGTATTTGCTAATGGTATTTTATCCATTATACTACTTCTTAATTTTCTAAATTTATCTACTGGTAATTTTTTCTTCGCATTGTCAAGCACTTGTTTTGCTAATTTTTTTAATTCTTTTTTTAATTCTTTTAATGCTTTATCTTGTTTAGTATCTTTACTAACTTTTTTTGTTATTTTTTTGACAGGTTTTTTTTTAACCTTGGTAGTCTTTTTTTTAACCATATATATATATAATATAAAAAATTATTAAAATTGTTTTAAAATTCGTGTGCCAGATTTCAATGCCTCTTTTGCTTTTGCTAATCGTTGTGCCTTGGTTAATACTTGTTTAGGGACTTTTGTGCTTCTTGCTATTTCCTGTATAGGTTTTGCTACTATTTTTAATGATTCGTCAAATCTTCCAGCAATTTTAGGTGCGTTCTTAACAGTTTCTCTAATAACTCTTGCTGTGCCTCGTCCAGCACTTTGTCCTAATCCACGCCCTGCTTGTGTTGCTGTTGATTGGGCGATTTTCTGCGTTCCAATTTTCGCTAAATATTTAGTTCCTTGTTTAACTATTTCTTTTTTCGCCCCAGTCACAGCACTCTTACCTGCTTGATATGCCCCTGAATATACACCAGTGCCTATAAAAGCAGTAGGTGCTAATGCTAAATTAACAATTTCGTCTATATTACCACTTTTTAATTGTTTTTGTCTGTCTTTATCAGCAACTGCTCTACCAATAGTAGCAATACTCTGCTGTGGAGCAGTTATAATATCAACACCTAAACTTATTGGGGAAAAATCACCTAATTTAGTTTTTCTTAATGGATCAACTGCCTTGACTAATTTAGCAGGTGCTTCTAAATTTTTAAATGTTCGTGTTGCTGAATCTCCTAACATACCAAAAAATTTACCTGCTGTTGTTTTACCCTTGTTTTTCTTTTCCATTTCTTTTAACTCTTTTGGAGTAGGAAATTGATTAACAAATCCAACTTTTGTTCCAAAATCACTAACTGCTGTAACACCCTGTTTAACACCCTTACCAACTTTCTCTGCTGTTTTTTTAATACCTCTACCAAGTTTTTGAAATCCACGACCAAGTCCCTTAAAAAATTTATTACCACGCCTTTTTCTTGCCATATAATAATATATATATAATATTTTTTATTATATTTTATAAAATTGTATAATCTATTGTTGTTTTCATATCAGGGTCAAAGTCAAGATCTAACTCCTCCATTTCATTCCAACTAAATATTTTATTTTCAAATTTATGGTTAGTTTTCAAGAAGAAATAAAATAATTCATTTATCTTTTTTTCACATACACCCTTGGATAATAAAAAAACTTTTAATTCAATCATTTTTTTAGTATTATTAACTATGGTAGTCATAAATAGTGTTCCCCAGTCTAACCAATCTAAATTTTTAAAATCTTCATAGTCACTATCTAATACCTTATGTTTGAATCTCTTTATAGGTTTTTCCAACTTATCAATAACACCCCAATCTATATTCATATAATATATATATAATTTTATTTTTATATAATATTATTTATTTTTTCTATTTTCTTACATTTTTTACTTTTTTGGTGTAAATGTAGATTACCAAGTTTAAAATACAAACCACATTTATCACATTTTTCAAAGTTCTTCTTATGTTGATTTTCGACATAATATTTATTATTAGTATTAATAATATTTAATATACCTGTATTTATATATATATTAAAACTATGATATTTATTAACTAATACTTTAACCTCTCTACGAGTCTTATTTATCCATAACATTTCATACATTGCTAAATGGTATCTATCACATACTATATAATCCTTAATCTTGATTATAGTAAAATTTTCAGTTCCATATTTATCAAACCATTCATATAAACTATAAAATCCATATAAACCTCGTTTATACAGTTTATACTGTGTCTTATGTCTATTAAAGCGACTAACAATATTTTTTAATGTAGAACCAATATATACTATTGAACTATCCAAATTACAAACTATTTTATAAACAATACCATTTTGATAATCCATTTATATAATAATAAAATATAAAAAAAAATCTATATATACACGAATAAAATATATAAATACACCTTTACACTTTTACACCAGATTTTCAAAACTATTTATATATACCCTCTTATAGACTACTTTTTGAAATTAGGTGTAAAGGTGTAATGGTGTAATCACTTGGAGAATCTACTATTTAGGAAATCTCTATTAATCATATAATCCTCTTCTCTTTCCTTCTCTGTATGTTCTTTCTCTATATCTCTATTTAATATAACTTTCTTCTTTTTTGGTTTTAATATTTTAGTTCTAATAATTAATTCAACTGGTCTTTTTTTAGTTTTTTCTCTATATCTCATATACTATTTACATTATTTTTTTTAATAATTTATTATTTTTTAGTCCCTTTAAGACTTTTGGAACTAACATTTTAATACCCTTTTTTAGTGAAGGTGCGAGTGTTTTTAGTTTTCTTAACTTATTAGGCATTGGGACGCTATCAACAAGATTATCTATAACCATACGTGCTTTATTATCCATTATATATTGTATTATATTATTTTTTGAAATTAATTTTTTAAAAATTGATTTTATTTTAAAATAAATTAAAATGAAATTAACACAAGAACAAATTAAATTAAATAAGGATATTTATAATAAATCCTATTATGAAAAAAATAAACAAAGAATATTAGATAAAAAAAAACAAAAATTAGAATGTAAATATTGTAAAAGTTTAGTCGGTAAAAACGACATAAATAAACATTATACTACTATTAAGTGTAGAAAATTCCAAGATTTCATTGATTTAGATTTAGATTAATCTATCTTATTATAAACGTCCTCGGCAATTCCTTTTGTATGAAGCATTTGTTCGGCAAGTTTCTTCTTCTCACCATTAGATAAATTTTTATTATTATACATATGAGATATATAAATATTTCTTAACAGAGAACTGCTTATAGATTTATCAAATTCTCTCTTGAATATAGCGTTTAATTGTTTTGTTAAACCGTTTGCTGTAAGGGGGTTGCCTTGTGAATTAATTAATAGAAATTCTTTATCGTGAATTTCTGTATGTTTTAATAGTAAATCTATTAATGTTTTATTTTTAACTAAAATTTCTTGCGAACCTTTGGATTTAGCAGTTTTAAATTCATTAAAAACAAATTTGATTGTATTATTATTCATTAACACCATATAATTTTTTTTATTATTCATAGATTCACCTTCATTGACTATTTCCATTTCATTAAAATCATTACGAACTGGTGGAAAATATACTCCTGAATACAGTGCTAATAATACTGTATCCCTAACTAAATCTTTTTTAATTTTAGATTTTTGTATATCTTCTACACTGTTTTTTTTCATAAGTGAATTATAATCTTTTTTATACTGATTATACAGTGCTACTATTTTATCATAATCAACCCAATTTTTTTCTTGTTTTTCACTTTTAATATTCTTATCATATTCCTCTTCCATTTTGTTTTGAATCTTTTTTATTTCTTCACTGTATTTCGCTATTATTTTTTCATATTTATCTTCGTCACTTTTTAATAATACGACTATACTGTTAAGATAATTTTTGATAGTTGAATTAACCTTATTACTTAATAAGGATAATATTTGATTAGGGTTTTCTAAAAATTTTAAATTTTTAATTTCTGTATTATTTGAATTTAACAGTTTATATAATATTTTAATATTTGAACTGTATGATTTAATTGTTGTATCACTTGCGTTTGGTTTAACCTTTTTTAGTAGTTTATCAATATCCATATATATATTATTATAAATTTATTTTTAAATTTATATTTATTCTTAAATTGATTCTTATTTTATTTTATTTAAAATGGATAATCAAATAGAACTAAATAAATTTTATATTGTTTATGAAAGGGTTGGTAATGACCCAACAATTGTATATCCTTATCAATATTATGGAGAAGGTTTTGTTAAATTCCATAAGTTGGGTTTAAACGATTTAGTATGGAAATTAGAAGGTATTGAAGAAAATAACTATGTAGATATTAATAGTGAATCTTCAATAAGAGATTTTATATGGAGTTGTCCTATTAGAAGTATGGAATTTACTCGTCCTATAACACGGTTAAATAATAATTTATTTAGTAGTCATACTATTATGGTATTTCAATCACATAGTGCTGTTGATTTTGTTAAATATATTCGTGATAATTTTAATCGTAATACTATTTATGGTTTAGATAGACATAATTTTAAATCTGATTGCGACGCCAGACAACAAAAAAATTAAATTTAAGTAAATTTGAAATATAAAATTAATATCTACTAATAATTGACGCAAATTTTTCATATGGAGGTGGAATCGTTGTTAATTCAAATTGTTTATATTCACCAAACTCGTCATAATTTTTTTTGATATAAATTCTGTTCTCGTCGTCTCCTATATTAAAATATTCACCACAAAATTGGTATAAATATGTTATTTTACATTGGGATTTTGTATTGTCAAGAATAAATTTAACAATTTTATTACAAAATTTAATATTACTTAAACGCTCTCTAAAATAATTCTCGCTTGAATAAGCGAATATACAAGTCTTAAAATTACCGTTATAACCTGTTTGTTTTAGTTGAGTTATTATTTTATCGTTAATATGATCTTCTTGATATTGTGGGAATAATTCATAAGATTCCATAGTATCTAATATATTAATATCTTCACGGCAAATTTCAAGTTCTTCTTCTCTCTTATTTAATCTCGTTTGAATATCTGTTTTGAAATTAATTTTAATATCTTCTTGTAATTGTTTTGGTAAAACTCTATTATTTTTTAACATACAATATTGGAAATTTTCTATATCACGATTTACACCAAACACTATAAAATTAGTAGGGATATTGTTATAAAATTCCGATATATAATTTACTATTTCAGTAGTAAAATTTTCACTATTTATATGATAATTAACTATTCTACTAATTCCATAAAATAAATCACCACGCATATTATCCCATTGATATATTGTGGTAGAATTAGGAATTTTATGTATCATATCATATAAACCAAATTCCCATAATAGTTCATAATCATTGAAATATTTTTCTTCTATTTCCTTCTCTATAACTTCAATAGGTAGTAGATTAAATCGTTTGAATATATTAAACGAGGACTTCATAGTAGATACAATTTCTCCTATAATTCTCTTATCATATTCAATATTTTGAATAGTGGTAGTAATACGGTCTCTCCAATGGCACATATTTATTTGGGGTTATATTGTCGGTCAGCAAAATCAATTTTAGAAATTTCTGTTTAATTTTTATTATCCTACCAAAATTTAAATTTGTAAGGGGTATCCCTACGAATAAAAAAATTTTAAGATATTATAAACAAAATTTAATTAAATTATAAGGACTTCTACTAATA